ATATTATATTGACAGTATATTTATAAGGAGATTGGTATGTTTCGCACTGCTGCAAATCAACAGATATGGAATGATTATAGAGATATACAGAACAAACTTGATGAGTTGTTTTATCAATCCTATCCACGAAAAGATTATGAGAACATTGTTCGTGCATTGTTTAAATGCGCTGAATTGTTTGAAAATATTCTAAATGATTTGAATACTGACGGCATTACTCCTGAAAGGCAGGAGGAAATACGACTGTATCTTAGCATTATCAATGGGCATATCAGAGAAGATAAAGATTATAATGTTCATATTATAAATCAGGAAAATACAGATGATTGATTTAGAAAAGAAATACACCAACAAACGCAATGATGAGATTAAGTTGAGTCATATTGATCGTGGCATTGTTTATGGCTGGGTTAATCTAGGTATTGATTGGTATTCGCATCAGTGGGATAAAAAAACTGGTAAAGTTTTATTAAATGCGCCAGATGTTAATGATCTCATTGAAGTAAAGCCACGCATTAAGCGCACTGTGTGGATGAATGTTAATAAAGATAATGTGTATAGATATCTTAATAGAGAAGATGCCGACTGTGCGCATTTTGATGATCGCCTCGCTTGCGTGAAAGTTGAAATAGATTGTGAGGAGGGCGAGGGATTATGACTGACGATCTTGTGAAACGGCTCAATGAAGATTTTTCTGTGAATGCTAGGGAAGACATTCAGCATCAAATGAAAGTTTATGAGACTGAACGCAAAGAAGCCGCCGACCGCATTGAGCAGCTGGAAGCAGCATTAAGAGAAGTTGTAAAAGTTGACTGCGGGTTTGTTTGCAAATGTGCTGAAATAGCTCGCACCGCATTAGAGGATAATAAGTAATGGCTGAATGGCAACCAATAGAAACAGCACCAGAAATGACCGATATTCTTGTTTATTCAAGTGATAGAAGACAAGCAGTCGCATATTGCGATTTAACTGATATGGATGGTTTTTACGATGAGCCAATTAGGGTTTGGAATGTTGGCGGCTTGTTTTTATCTGGAGATACAGAGTTTCAACCGACCCATTGGATGCCATTACCTGAGCCGCCAAAAGGAGAATGAATGATGGATAAATCTAAATTTTATTGGAGGGCCATGCCATTGGGAGATTGGCATATTTATTATGGGAAAAGTATGTGTTTGGTCGCTGAAGGTCCAGGATGGACGCAGTATTTTGGATTTAATTTATATCAGCGAATTATAAATGGCGAAGTGAAAATGAGTGATTTTGGTTATGAGAAAAAATCGACGTAAGCATGGCATTAAAGGACGGGAACAATGACTTTGCGCTGGTATGACAGTAAAATACAAAAGGAAATGGATGTCCTTGACGCATTGTTATATTGCGCAGATCATGGCGAGCTATGGGTTGGCCTTTTGGTTAGAGCTGCACAAGAAATCAAAGACTTGCGGGATGAAAATAAAAACTTAAAAGAAGAAAATGAAATACTTAGGGGACTAAAATACGACCCTATTTCTCAGCGCAAGTCTATGTAGTCACAACCCTGTTATCGTTGTATTGTATGTACATTGTATATACAGGGGTTTGTTATGAAGTTTTCTTTAGATAAATATGAACGTTTCATAGATAATGTGTTAAGGTTGGTCTGGTTAATATTTGCTATTGCCATGACATACTCAACCTTAACAAAATGAAAACCATAGCTATATTTACGCATGACCCAGAATGTTCTGACGATTGCTGTGATGGCATGATTGCGGCGTTGTACCCTCATTATCAGATAAGGCTATTTGATGAGACTGAATTTACTAAGAAAACTTTTGAAGGAGTTGATCTTGTGGCCTTTGGTGGGGGTATCGGAGATGCAGATCGTTATTACGATTTTTTTAAACGACGTGAAGGTAATCTTGTGGCCCAGTTTGTTGAGGGTGGGGGTCGCTATCTCGGAATTTGTATGGGCGCTTATTGGGCTGATCGTAATTACTTTGATATTCTTGATGGTATTACTGCCCATCAGTATATTAAGCGTCCTGAAAGTGACATTCGTAGGTCTTATGCGACAGTTGCTAAGATCAACTGGTTGGGAATACCTCAGGAAATGTTTTTCTACGATGGCCCAACGTTTCAAGGGGAAGGCTCCACGCAGGTCATAGCCAGATATTCAAATGGAGACCCTATGGCAATACGTCAGGGCCGTATAGGGCTTATAGGATGCCATCCTGAGAGCGAAGAAAAATGGTACAAACAATATAAATATTTAAATAAAAAATGGCACAACGGATACCATCATGCCATTTTATTAGATTTTGTTAATTCTTTGATGGAAGCTAACTAATCATTCTTTTGCTGAAAGGGAACAACAACACCCATCTTTTTGGTAGGGATGGATAAGATTATCTTTTTCATCATAAGAATGGACAAAGTACGCATAGTCTCATCTTCCGTTGTGTTTGCAAATTTAGCCACAACAACAAAAGCAAGCCCACGTTGAGCTATAGGGTCAGCAGGAAAAGACGGGACTTCCTCCTGATATACATAGTCTTCATCATCTTCATTCATGCGGTTTCCCTTCCTGTTACAATCCATTCATCAGTTTCGACAGGATTATCTTCTTCAAATTTGAACAATGCTATTGGCTGACGAGGCTTCTCACGATGGTAAGCACGATGCCTGTCCCGTTCCAGATAGACAATCCGTTGCTCAAGGTTGGTAATTAATTGATTTAACTCTAGTAATTCTCTAGCCATTTCATTTTCTGCATCAGCAGGGCCAAATTTCACACGAAATAATTTGCAAAGCTCAACAGCATCGGAAGTCATTTTATCAAACCTCATGAGTATTTTTCTTTCAGTTCAGCCATATTTATAAAGCGATGAGAAACAATATGGCCTGACTTGATGGATAGATCGAATATACCATAACTCCATCCGCTTGTAGCCGTTCCTGCATACTTAGCCACATAGCCATCAGGCATTGCAGAGCCTAGATTGAGGACTTCAATGCTGTTGTTGATGCCAATCTTGGGGGCTTTTCGGAAGGTTGCCCGATGCGTATGTCCAAACACAATTGAGTGAGTTGCGTGGTTAGCTATTGAATTCTCAGAGTTTTGTCCACCAAAGGGTTTGCCCATAATGTTTTTGGGGACATGGGTAAAGCCAACGCCATCAACAAAAAGCCAATGACCATAGTCATGCAGACGCCATCTATATTGTGCACAGATTTCTTCAAACTGCATATAAAGAGAGCCAGCAGTCTCAGGTGATTTGTTCTCAAATCGGTTGATACGATCTTCATGGTTGCCAGCAATTAGCTCCATGTGTATATCTAAACCATTGATTTCTTTTAAGAAAGCTCGCATTGCTTCTTCACAGCTTTCAAGATCGTTCTTGAAGCTTGGGCGTTGAGCATATCCTTGTGAGCCAATAGGCTCATGGGTTGATACGCTATCCCATGAGCAGAAGTCGCCAATTTGTATAATTCTATGTGGTCGGGTTTCGGCGCAATGCCGAGCAATCCATGTAAATCGTTCTTTGTCCATATTTGGCTGGTCATGTGTATCGCCAATAGCAACAACTCTCGTTGCGTCTTCCCTGCCAGCAATATACCTTGGCTTTAAGGATTTCGCTTTCTGTATGTTTTCGATGACATTCTTGAGCGACTTAACTTCTTCTTCCAATGCCCACATCTCTTTCAAGCTGTCTGATACATGGATTTCTCTATTGAATTTAATTTTGCTTCTAAGCGTACTTTCTGGGAACCCTAAATACCTGCTTACTTTGTTATTAGAGCCAAACCTTTTAAGTAATCGCTCTATATCTTCAGGAGATAATATCATGATAGTTTCCGCCACAAACTATAAATTACATATCACAATTGCATGAAACTTTGAATACAAAGAGTTTTTAGGTAATAACTTGGTTAATTTTGATTGTTTGTGCTATATATATTAACCGCTGTTTGCTCCCGTGGCGGGATACAAGTAAGAACCTCTTTGCTCAAAAAAGGTCAGTCATCGTTCACTGTGGTTAGCCTACGATGGCAAACGGGACAATTATTTTGGGGTACGTTATGCAACGGGTGAACTGTCAAGCAATAGTTGACATTATTAAAGAGCCTAAGATGGGCAACAAGGGTTTAGCTACTTACCGAGTTGAGACTTGGGGTAAAGAACCTTATGATTTTGTTCGCATATATGAAATTGCTGCAAAGTCTGATACATTAGCGGCACAAGAAGGAATTAGGCGTTTTGTTGATGAGATGGAACGCCTGCCTTTGGAATAGGATTTTACCATGCCTTTAGTTCCTGGCCTTACGCCATCTATACGCCAAGAAGCTCCTGAAGCAGAGCCAATGCCCTCTGCCGATGATGTAGTAATTGAAATGGTTGAAGACGGCGACCAGCCAGTTTTTGATACTAAAGGCAACGTTTTGGAGATAGAGCATGGCGATGGGTCAATTACTATCTCCTTGGACGGCAGACCAATTGAAGAAGGCGATCAAAAGTCGTCGAAGGGGTGGTTCGACAATCTGGTTGATGAGATTGATAGTTTGGAGCTTAATCGTATTAGCTCTGAACTGTTACGGGGTATTCAAGACGATTTGGATAGCCGTAAAGAGTGGATTGAGGATCGTGCGCAAGGCATTAAACTTTTAGGCTTGAAGGTAGAGCTTCCTAATCTGGCAGGGGCATCTGACGGCGCACCTGTCGAGGGTATGTCAAAAGTCCGACACCCACTATTGCTAGAGGCTGTTCTTCGTTTTCAGGCTAATGCTCGTAGTGAAATGCTTCCTACGGATGGTCCAGTTAAAATCCGCAATGACGATAATAATGCCTATTTGGGGGAGGACCAGCTTGCGAGTGCGCTGGAGCGGGATTTAAACCATTACCTGACCAGCGTGGCGTCTGAGTATTATCCAGACACAGATCGTATGCTTCTTATGCTCGGTTTTGGTGGGACAGCTTTTAAGAAAATTTACTTTTGCCCATTAAGAAACCGCCCTGTATCTGAAACTGTGGATGCTGACGACTTGATCGTGAACAACGCAGCTACTGATTTGCGTAATGCACGCCGTATTACACATCGTGTGTACATGAAGCCAAGCACAGTTAAGCGTCTTCAAATTCTCGGCGTTTATCGTGACATTGATTTGCATCAGGCGGCTATGCCCAAGCTGGATGCCGTACAGCGCCAAAAGATGGATCAGCAGGGTATCCAATTGGATACAAAAAACCCTGATGATCGTGATCGTGAAATTTACGAGTGCTATTGTGAATTGGACATCCAAGGCTTTGAGCATAAGTATAAGGGTAAAGAAAGCGGTCTGGAAATTCCATATCGTGTGACGATTGACGTTTCCTCCAAGGAAATTTTATCAATTGTGAGGAACTATGATGAAGACGATCAAGAGCTACCAGAAGCCCGTTCAAACTTCGTCAAATACACATACGTTCCTGGCATGGGTTTCTATGATATTGGACTTTTGCATATATTGGGCAATACGACCAATGCAGTTACTGCTGCGTGGCGTGAGCTTCTTGACGCAGGTATGTATGCGAATTTTCCCGGTTTCCTTATGGCGGACACGGGAGCTAGACAGAATACGAATATCTTTCGTATTCCTCCGGGCGGAGCTGCTCTTGTTAAAACTGGTGGTATGCCGATCAACCAAGCGATCATGAACCTGCCATATAAAGAGCCATCCAGCACGCTTGCTGCCTTGGTTCAGGATATGGCTCAAACTGGTATGCGCATCGGTGGCACATCAGAGGCTCAAGTCGGTGAAGGCCGAGCTGATGCCGCTGTAGGCACAACGCTGGCTATGATTGATCAGGCCACCAAGATTGAAAACAGCGTTCATAAGCGGATGCACGCTTCTCAGGCAGAGGAATTTCGCCTGCTTGTTGAGTGCTTTAAAGAGCATCCAGAGAGCTTCTGGCAGCGTAATCGCAAGCCAGCTATGGAATGGGACGAGCAAACATTCTTGCAGGCTTTGGAAAACTTTGACCTTCAGCCACAAGCTGATCCTAATACATCAAGCCATACCCAACGCCTGATGAAGATTATGGCGTTGAAACAACTGCAACAGCAAAACCCAACCATGTACGATCCTATTGCGATCGACACTGCTGCTATGCAGGCTATTGGCTGGAGCAACCCTGAGCAGTTCATGGCTCCTCCGCAAACCCAAGGCCAGATGCCTCCGCAAATGAAGCAGGCTATGGCAGAGCTTCAAATCAAGAAGCAAGAAGCTGATGCTAAGACAATGATGGCTCAAGCAAAAGCTGCACAAATGCAAAATGAAATTCAAAATGGTCAGAATGGGCAAAAGCCAGTTGACCCTATTGAGCTGGCAAGGATGCAACTTGAGCAGCAAGAAATGCAGCAAAAGTCCCAAGATGCTGTTCTTGATGCCATTAACCGCAAACGTGATCGTGAAAGCCGTGAGCGGTTAGCAGCTGTTAAGTTGGCAGAAGATATGGCTGCTAATCCACAAGCTATCCCACTAATGCAAAATCTGCTACATGGAGATATGATAAACCGCTTGGAAGCTAATGAACCTTCATTGCTACCAACGACGCCTAACTCGGTGCAGTAATGGAAAATGACCCGATCTTCCATGCCATCTTACTTGCTAAACGCATGGCAAGAGGTGGTTATGCTGACGGGGGTGATACATCTGATCCAATTGCTTATGCCAATAGCTTGTTAGGTTATGGCGACGCAGCCAGTCAATCTTCATTAAATAACAGTGGGTTACCTACATCTTTGCCGATGGGAATAGCTCCCTCTGTGGCAAAACCATCGGCGATGCAAACGCCTGGCACACCTAGCTCCGTTCAGCCAGATATTAGCGGATTGTCAGCCCCTGCTGCTGGACAGGCGGCTCCTTCTGTGGCGGCTGGCCCTGCGGCTCCTACGCCATCGACACCCGCTCCAACGCCTACGCCTGCGGCTGGTAAGCCTGCTGCCAAAAAAGATGAAACGACATCAACCAATACGCAAAAGCGTGGTGGGCGTGTTGGTTATTATGATGGCGGTTTAATTGATCTAGATACCCCTGTTCCTAGTACCCAACAAAATATTGGTTTGTATGGTATTGATTGGGGTAATCCTGATAGTTCTGCTGATTTCTTTCGTGCTGATCAACAATTGCAAAAAGCATTAGCTGTTTCAAATCAAATACTTAACGGAAATTCTGACGTTGATAGCAACACAAATCCACGACTTATTCCTCCAGAAGTTATCCCCAATCCAACGCCAAATAATGTGCCGTTGCCTCCCGTTAGGCCGTCTAATTTAGGCGATGAAACTACAGATACATCAACTCAAGCGCCGCCTGCATCTGCTCCGCAAGGTGGCTCGACTGTTCCTCCGCCACAAAACGTTAATGTCAAGGGCGTTGATCCACGTTTAATTGATATTTACAACGAGGCATCTAAATCCCTGCCAGAGGGTTACAGCGTTCAACTAACGTCTGGTTATCGTGCTGGCGATCCTCGTTTTCATGGGCAGGGTAAAGCAGTTGATTTTCAAATTACCGATGCCAATGGCAACGTTTTAAACAATTATCAAAACTTGCCAGCCTTCAGAACTTATGAACAATTTGCTCAATCGGCTCGCAAAGCCCAAATGCAAATGTATCCTGAGTTAAACGATCAGCTGCGTTGGGGCGGATATTTTTCAGGCAAAACACATCCGTTTGGTGGCCCTTATGGAGCTGTTGATATTATGCACCTTGACCTTGGTGGGGATAAGGTCGGTATGCAAGGCGGTTCATGGGCTGGCGGATTAACAGACGCACAACGCAAACTATTGCAAAATAAAGCAATCAGCCAAGGTATGGGGCAAGGATATGCGTCTGGCGGCATGGTTGATCATGCTTTGCGTAAAGCTTATTTATTTGGCGGCAGCCCACAAGATGTTGATCCTAATGATCCAAGCCAATGGTTAAATTTTGCGGGACAATCGGATGACGTTCCTACTGGCGTTCCACTAATTCAGTCTGTTGGAACGGATGCTGCTGTAAATACTGCCAAAGGGGTTTCTGATGCGGTTTCCCTTCCACATGAAGTTATGACGGGTGAAGTTGATCCTTACTCTGATGAGGGAATAGCAAGGGCAACTAATTTAGCTTTAACAATTATGGGTGGTGGCATTGGCGGCGTTGAAGAAGGCGGCACGTCACTTGGTTCTGGGCCAATAAGAAATACAAAAGGTTTAATTAAAGAAAGCGGAATAAATCTTATATCAAAAGACCCATCTATTGCAGATATTCCATTATCAAGTGTTAATTTAGAGGCTAAAATAGCACCTCAAACTGCACATGACATTGAGTATGAATATAGCAAAAAAAATGATTTACTTCCTTGGAAAGAAATAACTCCTGAAGATATTTATAATCAAAATGGATATGTAACTCCAGCTCTTGGTGATAAAAGTCGAGCTGGAACAATGCTTCATAAGGTTAATGATGTTGAATTAACAGAGCCTGTAACGCAACAAGGCGGTGGTGAATTTGCAAGATCGCAAGAAGACCCAAATGCTATTTGGGCATCTCGATCTTCTGCTGTTAAGGGGATGCTTAAAAAAATAAATGAACAAAAAGGTGATGAAAATTCTCCTATTTTTATGTCACATACAGTTATGGGTATTCCTTCAATAGATAGCACTCAAGGCATGGTTCAAACTATGCTTCGCCAAATTGAACCTTTGAAATCAAACATAAGTAATGCAGATGCAGAAAAATTTGATAATTTTGTGGGTAGTAAATTGGCTGGTTGGCCCGGTATTTTAAACCCAAAAGAAGCCGAACAATTTATGGCTGCTGATAAAACAGGGACAAGAGCAGCAGTTTTAGTCCAAGCATTTGACAAAGCTGGGCCACAAAAAGCTGGCTTCCCAAATGTCGGAGCGGCACGTCTTGCTAACATGGACCCACGTTTAATCAGTGCTGAACAACTTGCAAGTGGGTTTTCAATTGGAAAATTATCTCCGCAACAAGCTCTTGATATTGGAACTGTTCATGAAACATATGATCGACCATTTACTGGCACATATGAAGGCGGATTTAGACATCCAATTCCATCTCGTTTGATGTTCCCTGATTGGTGGAACGCAGGTAAAACCGTAGATAAAAATGGTAACCCTGTTACTTCTACAATGAGACAACAAGCATTGATGACACAAATGCCTGTTCAAAAAGCAGATCAACAATGGCTTGATGCAATTATGCAATATCTAGAAAAAGATAAACGCAAATGGGGATATTATAAAGGTGGTTTGATACCATAATCGTCAAGTTGAGATAAAATAATGTTTACATTATCAATCATTGATTTAATTGGCTGTGG